AACGTCATTTTGTATGTTATCTCCGTCTATAATGTCGTTAGCTAAATGTTCGTGATCTATTGAACCAGCAACATAATGCTCAGAGTTTATCTGATCATCTGCTATTTTATCTCCAGTAATAGCATCGTTTCTTATATCAGAGGTTTTGATTTTTTGCTGCTGTTCTTGGTTAGCATATAAACTTTGATCTACATTATTATTTAGATCTCCAGCTCTAATAGACGAACCAGCAGCAAATACTGCTTTGGCTGAATCTACGTCTGTTACTCTATAAATATGAATATCTACACCGTTCGCTGGTGCACTATTTAAAACAACGTTTGTACCAGAAATGGAGTAGTCGTTGTTAGTACCACTTGTGTTTTCAGTTTTTAATACTCCGTCAAGTTCTACCTTAAGATCGGAGTTCTGTAATATTGGGAATGTGTACGCGTAAGTAGTGGTGGAACTATTACCCGTATAAAATTGTTCAGTTGTTGCCATTTGGTTTTACAAACGATTTGCTCGATCTTGGAGTCTTAAAATTTCTTCTACGTCTCCAAGTTGGGTAGCTTCTTTTATTTTTGCATTATAGTATTGTTTTTGTTCAACGTTACCACGATCTGAGATTCGACCAATAGCAAACGATTGTGCGTCTGATAATGCCTCGCGTAGTCGTTGATGCAATAATATAAATTGTTTTCTATCTAATTCTGTACCAGCTTCAGTAGCTTTTTTATAGTCCGCTCTAAATCTTTTACCATCCGCAGAGTTCATAATTTTAGTAATGGCTTTTTTAAAGACTTTATCTTCACCCATTAATCTAGTAACTTCTGATCTTTGCGCTGCTGTTAAATCAACACCGTTACCGTCAGTATTTAATTGTGGTCTACCATCAAACTCTACATCTATAAGAAATTGTTTTTCAGGTGACACACCATCTCTTACTTTAAATACAGGTGCATAGGCGTTCCATGCTCTTGTCCAGAAACTGTCTGGTTCTTTAACTTTACCACCATCTACCCAATCGTATGCAGCAGGAAGATTTCCTTTCATACCGGGGTTTCTGTTAGCTACAAGTTGTGTTACTTCGTTTTCTACTTCTTTTATCCCGGGACTCATTAATCTAGATAGTTCATTTCTAAGTCCACTACCGGGTACAAGACTACTTCCAAAACTTGCAGTCCAACGAGCTGTTGCACTTGGGTTTCCTTGTAGTACGTCATACAATGGTTCTATACCAGCTAAGAATGTTTTGTTTGTTAAGTTAGCTGCTATCACATACATCATCTTCTGCATACCGATGTCCATGGTGTTAGAATCTAAAGTACCATCAGATCCCGGTACGTCAAAGTTATCCATGATGTCAGCAGTAACTGCAATCCAATCACTGATAGCTCCTAAGCCTTCATAGCTATACCATTTACCATCCCAACCTTTATAACTTCTAGGTTCCCAACCAAGTTGTTGCCTAGTACGTTGTCTAGTCTTATCGTAAATACCATTGCCATGTAATCTGTCAGAAGTAAACATAAATGCTGCACCTGACATAGCAAATGCACCAATAGCTTTTCTACCTTTTAATTCTGCACGTATTGTTTCATACGCCATCTCTAACTTGTCATCAGCTAAATCAGTTATACCTCTTTGCTCTAGTAAGTTTTTGACATTAGTTATTGATTGATTAGAAAATGGTTCTGCATATTCATTCATTTGTTTGACAAACAAACCCATTGGGTTATGTGAGCCAGTAAATTTAATCATGTTTGTTGCAGTACGCGGAAACATGAAAAATGGTCTAAGTAATGGAATACGTTTAATAAGACCGTTAAAACTGTCAACAGCAGGGTTATCTAAGTTCATAGCTATTTCCTTAGATGCATACTCAACAGCTTTATCTGTAATCATTCCATTATCATCAAACATTTCTTTGTATAGTTTTTTATTTAATCTTTCTATACCTTTAGCTGTTAGTTTTTTCTTACCAGTTCTTTTTATCATATCGTCATATACTTTACCCCTTGTCTCTATAGAACCGATAAATGCTCTAGTAAATCCGTCAAATGCTGTCATAGAGTTAGCACTAAAACGTAACCATGGATGGTTAGCTATATCATTCATAGCTTCTATTCTATCAACAATACCAGCAGGACCAAAGTTACCTGATTTTTCTTGTGCATCAGCAAACGCTCTAAGAGCTTTTACTTGACCTTCGTTCTTAACTGCAATATCTTCTCTCATTACATACCCTACAGAGTTAGGGTCTGACCATGCTTTACGAAACACAAGTCTCATGTGATCGAAAGATTTTTGCATAGTATCACCTATACCACCAAAGTACATATAACTAGCTCTTCTCATAACGTCCATATCTCTTTGTAATATAGCGCCAGCCATTGTAGTAATAGGTCTTTCTATCATCAAAGCCATGTTAGACGCGGCAGCTTTTAGTGGAGTACCAATAGCTGAAAGAGTAGAGTTATAAATATTTGACCAAACACCTTGCATAAACATTGACTCATATTCTGGGTCTAAATCAATAAATGCTTTACGCATTATACCAGTAGAGTTTTTAAAATATCTATTTAGTTCGGCTATGTTATTTACTTTACCGTCAGTAAATTCATAAGCTAACATTAATGGTTTTAACATTTCTGGTCGCTCAGCATTTATTTGACGTATAGTGTCAATAGTATCAGCAGATTCTTTTGTTATATTTTTTAAATTATCTAATGTTTCTTTATTTGCACCTTCCATAAATTCTAATGCATTTGCCATAACCTTTTTTTTACCACCATGATTACTAAAATCTAGCTTCTTCATGCGGTTCCAAAGGTTAATCATATTAAGTGCTCTACCTCTTGCGTAAGATGTTTGACCTTTAATATTCATTAGATATTGTAAACGATCTAAGACTTGTTCTTGTGCTTGTTGTACAGCAGCAGTACCATTCATTAGTCTAGCACCTTCTGCCATATCTTTTACTTGGTCAGCCATAGACTTACCAACATAGGCTTGGGCACGAGCTAAGTCCATATTCATGTAGTCATCAAAGTATTTTTTAATAGCATTGAATACACCAACATAGCCTTCAGAGTTTAATACTCTAGTACCTGAGTCTACGTCTACACCAGAGAAGTTGTCTATAACACGCTTCATCTCGTCTACATCCATATCATACAAAGCTGCTGCTAAGTCTTCACCATTCTTAACTACATCTGCATGTGTTATTTTTACACCACTAGGTGAGTGCCATTCGATATCTAATTTTAAATCTTTAGATAATTCTTTCATGGTTCCTAATCCAGCATCATCAAGGTTAAGTCCTTGTTTTAATGCAGAGTCAGAAAACACACTACCTACACTACCATGTACACTATCAATATTTTTATTAATACGTACAACGTCAACTGATGCAGATACAATCCCTCCGGGATCTGTTGTTCTAAAACCTACTTCGTAGTCATCATATACATCATGTACACCTTTTAGTGGTTGATCAAAATTAATATTTCCTGCTTCATCTGTAGATAAAGATATGTTACGTTTACCTATTTCATTAAACTCTTCAACACGTTTAGCATTATTGATGGTCATTTCTTCACCACCATCTTTAGTAGTCTTACCCCAAGTTCTTTTTACAAAATTCTTTGCTTGTTCATTTTTAGGCACCCATTTAGTAGCATCATCTACACCTTTCATAGCTCTAGCTATTTTAGTAGCTCCTAACATGAAATCACCAAAGAAACTAAGACCTATGCCCTCATTTCTATTCTTCATTCTTTTAGTATCAGGACTATCAGTGTCGAGTGTAGCTACGTCGTCAGGTATCCAACCATATGTACTTGGAAACATCTTCTTTAATGCACCAGAAGCATTATCTTCAAATTCATTAAACTCTACAATTTGGTCTACCGCAGCACCAGCCGCAGCATCAATACCAGCACTACCAAACCACTTTACAAGTCGTTTGTCACCCATTGCCCATTTTACTTTCGCATGAGCACTTGCACCTTGTTTTTTAAGAAAACCAGCTAAGCTAAGTGAAGGTATAATTATAGAAGACATTTGTCTTATACCTTGTAAAGTAGAACTTTCGTACTTAGGTAACTTAGGTAAGTTTACCCCGGGTACAAGGTTTACAGTGTCTGTTAAAAAATCTACATAGCCAGCTCCAGCAGCAGAAGCATAATTAGCCCAGTTAAAAGGGTTTCTTAAATCTGCTGACTGCCCACCAAAAGTATCTCCAAATGTTACTTTTTCACCTTTTGCTTTTTTTTCTCTTAGTCTTTCTTTTAGTTCCTTTCTAGTAGGACCTCTTTGTTCGACTGGTTGAGCTTCGACTGGTGTAGATTGTTGTTGTGTTGTTTCCGTAGAAACCTGTTGAGATTGATCGGTAGTAGCTTGTTGTGCCTGACCTTGGTCTACAGTTGGCTGTTCTATGCCTAGTTCGGCATCTTGTTCAGCAAATAGCTTTTTAGCTTCATCTGTAATAATGGGCGCTACTTTTTCTATCTCATTTAATACTTCGTCGTTCATGTTACTTAAAGTCTTTTCTTATTGTGTTAGCTAGTGCTTCTTTGTTTGTGCCTCCGCTATATTTAAAAATAGCTTTGTTGTACTCAAGAAGTTCATAATTATCTAGCTGAGAAAAAGGATTCTCTACTCCAAAATCTAAATCTAATTTAGGTAATATCTCCATTGCAGCAGCATATTCGGGAAATGTTGTGCCATTACTTTCTGCAAATAATTTAAATTCTTCTCCTCTTTCAAGAGGTATAAGATTAATATTTTCTTTTCCAGAAGTTGCATTAACACGTGCACTTGTATTAGGTGTTTTATATAATTCGTATTTCTTTATTTCAGCAGGATCTAAGTCTCTGTAGTCTTTTAAGAATGCTGGTTCTGTTAGTCGTTCTAAGTTAACAAGTTCACGTTGTCTTTGTATAACTTCAAAAGCATCTACCTGATCGTTAGGATACATAGCATTATGCATCTCAGCAATCGTATGAGCTTTTTGTGGAATAGTACCAGCAGAGCTGCCAAACGTATCATTAAAAGTTTCTAAGTATTGAGGTGTAAACATTGGTTCTGTATTTACAGCATTAGGTATAGTTTTAATTTGATCCCTAATGTCATTAAAATCTTCTAACTTTTCAGTTTTTAATTTAGTAAAATCTTCACCAAAGTTTGTAGCCATTTGCCACTTATTGTTTTTACGTAGTGGATGTGGTTTACCTTCTGCATTAGTTTTTACAGCAGCATCTAATGTATTCAAAACATCTTGATAAGCTAAACCATGTGGGTCTTCTACTTTACCCATGTATGCTTCTACTTTCTTTGCATATTCTGCTTTTGCCCATCTAGCTACTTGTTTTTCACCAAACGTACCTTTAACACTTAGTTCAGCATTTATAAATGTTTCTAACAAACCTACATTACCTTTAGCTTGACCATTACCAGTATCTGTTTGTCTAGCAATGTTCTGCAAGTTACCATCAGAAGCAACCAGAATACCCATGCTGTTTAGTTTAGATGTGGTTAACAAACCTTTTTCAGCTAGGTCTAATGCTTCTTGTTTTTGTGCTCTTAGTGCATTTTTATCTTGACTCATTTCAGAAATGATAGTGTCAAGTCTACCATCGTAGTTACCACTAGATAATTGGTTAGCTCTGAGATTTTTAAATTTCTTTATATCAGCATCACTAAAGCCTTCTTCGTAAGTAAAACCACCTTCAGGTGTTAAATCTTTTAGTAGTTCGTCTGTCTGGTTTCTATGTCCTATTTCTAGTCCTGTCTTTTCACGTCTGTACTTTTCGTTTTCAAAGTCAGCTTTTTTCTCTTCTATTTCAGCAATGTCTGCTGCAAAATAATCACCGTAATAATACTCTTTACCGTCAGCAAAGCTAGTAAATTTATTCTTGTCATTTTTAGCTTTCATCTCCTTAATCATATTGTCTGTAATAAGACCTTGGTCAGCTAAGTTTTTAGATATCTCTATAGCTTCTCTTCTAGCTGGACCATTCTGTACGAAAGGACCACGTTCATTAACGTATGATATAAAACAACTACCACCACCTTTTGAGTTTACACACTTGACAAAGTTAGATTGAGCAATTTGTTTACGTTGTGTTTCAATCTCTTCTTCTCTACCTGTTGTCCAACCGTTGTAAGCATCTTGTTGTAGGTCGCGTTGTTTTTCGTATATACCCTCTTCTTGTAAGAGTACAGGGTTTATCCCTTTAAACTTTCTAAAAAACTCTCTATTATATACAGCTTCAGCAGCTTTATATTCTTCGTAGGTTGTAGCACCTTTTAGTCTTGAATCACCTTTAGGGTTGTATTCAGCAAGTCTTGATCTAGCATAAGCTGTCACAGCTCCTTGCTTCATAGCTGGACTCATTTTTCTAAACTCTTCTCCAGTCCAGATGTCCCCACCATCAGCTCTCCATTTAGCAGCAGCTTCGTCTATAGCTACACCATCTTCTATAACACCAGCTTTAGCTTCTCTGTAAGCTGAGATTTCGTCATCGCTAAAACCATTTTCGTAATACCACTCATAACCTTTGGCAATGTCCTCCTCGCGTTTTTGTTCTTCGCGTTGCTCGAAGATACCACCGAGGGTTTTAGACATATTGGCTAGTAGCATTGTATCTTTACCAGCATCCTGTGCTGCGTTTTTATAATTACTTAGTTCTTGTGACCAGTAATTATTCATGCCCTCGTTGATTTCTTTGTAGCTGTTAATTAAAGGAGCTACATAATCCTCGGACCTTTCGGGTTCAAAGGAACCACCTTGAAATGAGTCTGTCATAATTTAATAATTGAAATATGAACCTGTAGGACTAGGTACATAACTAAAATCAGGTAATGCATTTACATTGAAATCCATACCACTAAATGTACCAATACCACCAAAATCTGCATCAAAAGTTGAACTAAAATCCATACCTCCCAATCCACCTCCAGTATAGTCTACATCAAAATTACCAAGAGATGAATAATCAGTAGTAGGCGCTCCGGGATCTTGAGTCATGCCTCCAGCTAAAGCGCCTGCTGCACCAACAAAAGCATTCATCATAGTCATGCCTGTGCCTCTTAGTTGTGGAGGGTTAGGTGCCATAGAAGGTACTGGGTTAAATGCTACTTGAGAGAATAAACCTCTACGAGCACTAACCTGTCTTCTTCTAATGTTCTCTGTATTTTCTTTAAACTTTTCTCTAGCCATAGAAAGACCAAAAGCTTGTCTACCAGTGTATCTACCAAACTCAGCCATATCTAGAGTTTCACCTCTTTGCACTGACCTACCAGTTTGACCACTAGCTCTACGTGCTCCTAGTTTCTTTGACACGAGTTGTCTAAACTTTTCTTCGTTCTGAGCTGTTACTTTACCACCTAAAGCACGTAAATTAGATTGCGCTTTAGCGTAGCCACGTTGTGCAGCTAGATCATTTTCGTTTAGATCTATATTGTATTTGTTAACTTTAGCGCCATAAACAGAGAGTTGTTGGAACCAGTTACGCTTACGCATTTCCAGTGCACGTTCATACTCTCTTATTCTTCTAGCATTCTCAGCTTTGATCGCTTTCGCTTGACCAATGCCACCAAGAATACTACCGGCTGCTTTAAAGATTGCGCCAGCTCCTATTGCCACGGCAAAACTCCATAAATGATAATTGATTAGGTCCGTGTTTTACTTCCCTTAGAAATTTGAACCCTAGGAATCTCAGTAGTTTAATATGTACTTTATTGCGTTTGTCCACAATGTTCCATAATAACTTTTCTTCTCTACCCTCTATATATCTTTTTGCTTCTTTAGCAAATGTAACTGGGTAGACTTCTATTGCAGGCGTGCATACCATCCAAATCTTTCCATCTGGAGATACTCCTGCCATGCCTGCTATTTGACCATCAGGTACCTTAAAGTACACTGAGTCGCAGTTATTCATTCCTACAACTAATGCATTTTCAGGATCATGTCCATGACCTTCGGTAATTTCTCTGTAGTCATCTGGTAGTAAATTGGAAGCTACTGCAATAGCAGCCTCCAATGTTGCTGGGTGAATGTATTTAGACACGTGTGTAATTTCTATTGGTGTATTTACCTTCCCACTGATACGAAACTATCGTAGCGGGTGAAGGGTGTTTAGATTTTACAGTAATTATTAAATTCTTATTTCTTTCATAACAAGGTATTGTGCCACTTATATCTGGTACAAAACCTATGTTATTTGCATTATAATCGTCGGCTATAGTTGATTCTACTACTTGATTAAATAAAGGTTTACCACTTCTATTTACTTCCATGTTATATAAACCAACTTGTCCAAAATTAAATTTAACTCTATGTATTACTAAATCAGCTCTAGTATCTTTTCTTGTAGCATTGCCTGATCTATAAGTAAAGAAAATTTTAGGTAACTCTACTTGCATCTCAAATTGATATCCAATAAGAAATGTCTCTCCAGACCAGTTTCCTGTTATTTCTAGGTTAGAACCATTAATAGTTACGTCTGAAAATCTACCTAAGTTAGTACCAGAGTCAGTATCATAAGCTGCAATATCATTAGAACTTTCAAATCCTGTAGGTTTTGCAAATGTAGTTTTGTTAGTTGTACTATTATAAGTACCACCACCTGTAGTAACACTTGTACAGTGATCTAAGTGTATAGGGTAATCTTCTCCAGCAGTTACAAAATGACCATTGTCATCTAACTTAATGGAGTATTTTAATAACTGATCTTTATTGTTATTTCTTACTACTACATATAATGCATCGTCTAACATACAATGATATCTAATGGTACCAGTTAAAGTCCATTGAAACCATGCCTGTAATATACGTTCATTACCTGAAGTAAAATATCTGTAACCATATAAAACTGATTGATCTTCTTCACTAAATAATACTAATCCGTTTTCTCTAGAGTTAGATATAAGTTTTAAATCGTTCTCAAATAACTGAGATACTACTTTACTTTGTTCTACAACCTCCGGTTCACCTTCTCTTCTTACCTGTGACATTTCAAAGAATCTACTATATTTATTAGCATTATCTAAGAAACCAATAGTAGTTCCTAAGTTTACTGGATTAGTTTTAAAGTTAAAGTTATATGATGCAAGTCTGTTTATTTTAGCTGTATTAGGATTAAACAGGTCACTATCTGTAGTCAACATAAATTGTTGGTTTTTAGAAAATAACACTAATCCTGTATTTACTTGTATAGCATCATAAATTATAGCTGGGTATTCTGAACTCGCAGATAAATCTATTGGGTCAACATTTGAAAAACTTATAGCAGTCCTAGCCCAGAAATTAAAAAAGTTTCCCGGACGAGAAAGTATTACGTTCTCATCACTAAGCATGGCTAATCTATTTCTAAAGAATACCATTTTATTTATAGTCTTACCAACAAAGGATGCCTGTGGGTTAGTACCACCAACCCCAGTATCTCCTACTTCTGCACCTTCCCATGCTACTTGTGATAAGGTAAATGTTGTTGAGTTAGTTCTTACTAACTGTAGTGGCATAGTGCCAGCATCAAAGTTAGTCTTAGCTCCCGGTAACACACATTCTTCCCACACACCTTCACCATCAAAACCATTATTAGCAATAAATTTTAAGTAATAATCATCTTCTTCAGCAGCACTGTTCTGAACTTTTACTACAAAACCATTTTTACATTGTCTTGGCAAGTCATCTACAGTAAGTACTTCTCCAGCTACAACATTTAATAATTCACTAACTGGTGTAGAAACGTTAAATAAGTTTTGCTCTACTCCGTTTTGTACGTTAGAAGTTCTAGTAATATATAATCCATTACCTATTTGTTGTACAGTGTTAAAGTTTCCTGTAGCTGTTATCTCTGCTCTAAGAGTACCAAGTATAGATTCTGGAGTTACTGTTGTTTTAGTGTCAAACGATGTAGGGTTAGGTCTAACTAATCCTAGATTAGCTTGTACGGATGACGAGCTAGTTTCATTAATAGTTACTTTATAATAACCATCTTTCATGTACACAAAGAAATAGTCACCTGTTTGCCACCCCTCGCCGCCATAGAGAAGGTCGTTTGTTGTTGTGTACCTTGTTCTATATTCAACGTTAGATCCAGCTCCTACGGGCGTAGACTGCCCTGTGGTAGTAATTCTAAAATATAGGTTACTTCTACCTGTCTGTCCTGATTGATTACTTGAGTTATATATATTCACTTGATATGAAAAATCTGATCCACCTAGTGTAGATACGGCATCATTATCAACTAAAGTACCACCACTAGCTATATCAAATATTCTAGTACCAACGTTAGGTGCTAAATCATCTGAATTTTCATTAGCAGAATCATCACACCTTGTAGTGTTACTTACTCGTTGAGTATGGTTTTGCATACTACCATCTGATGTGCAGTAGTTATTACTAGATCTTACCATTTCTACACTTATTCTAGTAGCTGTAGTAATCGTTTGAGTAGAAGTAGAATCAAATAAATTTAAAGCATACTGAGCTGCATACTTTAATGTCTTTAGTTCTATAAATACTTCTGGAGGTCTTAGTGGTTCTATAGTGTTAGCCATAGCAACAGTTTTAGTTCTGTTAGTTAAGAACGTAAAATCGTTGATAGTTAGTGTCTGTATATCCTCGTCATTACTATGAGATAGATATGTAGCCATAGCAGATGTAGAACCAGTAACAGTCATTTCTGAACCGTCGTTACACTTCCACATATTTATGTCACCAGTTCTACTAACCTGACCTATATACTGTTCGTCTTCATCTCTGTAGTAATGAAACCATCTACCAGTAGCAGATGAATTATTAGTCCCATCACTTAGAGAAGTAACAAGTTTTCCACCGGGACGTTTAAGTAAACCATGTGTTACATCAGGTAAAACATTGTTTGCAACATTAACCTGTCCCGGGATTTTTAGTTCGTCTGGCTGTTGTGAAACGCCACCGGTTAATGTAGGTACTAATTGTGTAACACTTGCCATTATCTAATTAATGCTTTGTAAGGTTGATAGGCGTCATATCCTTGATTCTCGTGGAATCCAAAGAAACTATGATCTCCTTGCTGAGTATCATATTCCATGACTATTGCTCTAGTTATTGCTTCTTGATTCTGTAATAACTTAGCAAGGTTAGCATCCCCAACTAATTGAGTAGCTGCTCTGGTTGATGCTTTAGCTATAATATATCTTTGGAATGCAGAAGGTATATCTTCAAAATCATATAAGTATGTAGCATCTATTTCTACATCGTTTGTAAACTCAAATGTATGGTTTACTTTGTCATATAATTTTCCTTCTCTTTTTACAACATCAAGATTTCTAGTTATCTGTCCATCATGTATGTCGTAACGGAGCATGTTAGTAGGGATACTAATATGTTTATTTACATCAGGACTAATTTTAATATGTTCTTCTGAATTAAAATGCCATCCTTCATTCAATACATCTTTAGTAGTTTCTACTAATAAGTTAAATATAAATGATATCTCTGGGTTTGTACTTATCAACGCACCTGTCGTTGTATCTTTTAATTGTGTAATAGGTGACTGTCCTATGCTACCCAAGATAGAGTTAACTGCGGATAGTTCGGTATCGGTTGCTATTGGAGTAGTCATAAAAAAAAAGGGAGCCGAAGCTCCCATATAAAGAATAAATTAGAATGCAGCGTTACCTGAAGATCCAACAGCAGCACCGGCAATAAGCTCGACACATGCAGCAGGGTTGAGGTAGTCAGCACCCATAGCCATGCGACCTAAGATCACATCGCCTTGGTAAACAACTGAAACGTCGCCTGAAGTTACTTGAACCTGTGGTCCAATAGCTTCTACAACTCCAGCTCCTTCCTTCTGGAAGATCAAACCACATGAGTTAGCGAATTCTGTTTCTTCACCGTACTCGTTGTTGATTCCAGTTACGTCAGCAGCAGCGTCTTCGACAGCTTCACCAACGAATGAACCTACATTTGTAGGAGATGTGATTCCGGGGTTTGTTGCACCAGCAGAGCCATACTTAGTACCATACTGACTGAAGAATGGTATGTTCATTGACTTGAAGATTTTGATGCCTGCAATTTCAATGATACCTTGTCCAGACTGTAAGGCTGAACCTTGTGTGTCTCTGTTGATAAGTCCGTTAGAACCTACACCTTGAATTAGTTCGTAGTACTGTCTTGGGTTAAGTACAGCTACTCTTCCGTCTTCACTAACACCCTTTTCATCCATTGCTGCGGCAGCATCGTAGAAAGCGTTAATTAGAGAAGCTGGTACATAAGCATCAGATGCTTGGTTGTTTGTACCTACACGGATTTGTGTTCCACCGGGTTCTACAAAGTTAGTCTTTGAGACTGGTGAAGCAGCTCTAGCACCACGAGCGATAGATCTAAAGATTAGTCTGTCGTACTTCTGAGCAAGAGCATATCCAATCTTCTTAGATATTTCTCCCCTCAATTCGTAGTGAGCAAGTGTTTCATCGAGCTCATACACAAATGCAGAACTGATTAATAGGTCGTCGCAAGTTATGGTTTTTTCAGCAACTGGAGGTGCTCCGTCGGAGTTACCCATGATGCTGTTGCCGGGTGTATGGAACTCGGCTTTTGTGTGTCCAGTG